TTTTCGGGCAGCGAGCGGGTCGCCAGTCACAAGCGGACGATGCGGCAGGTGTTCGGCGTGCGCCTGGCGTCGCCGATCGAAGTCACGGTCGGCGCGTTCACGCGGAGCGTCAACACGCCTGCGCGGCCCTTTATCGGCCTGTCGCCCGATGGTCGCGGCGACATCCTGGACGCGGTCGAGAATTATGTCGGGGGCGCGGCATGACCGGTGTCCGCGCATTCATCCGCCGCATGATCGACGTGGCCCGCTGGGCGCGGCTGGAGCGCAAGCACCAGCGCCGTGCGCGACGCCAGTTCTGGAATACCCCCCGAGAGCGGGGGGCGGACACAGGTGGTACGGCCCGCAAGGCCCCCATCGTGACGGGATCGCCCGTCGCTTACGCCCCCCTTTTCGCGCATCGGCGGGAGCGCCGGCCATGAACGGCTTCGCTATCCTGGGCGAGCTGCTCGTCGGATGGCTGATCGCCGACCTGATCGGCGGCGTGCTCCATTGGTGGGAGGACCGCGCGGCCGAGCAACGCTGGCCGATCATCGGCGAGCTGGTCGTCCAGCCGAACCGCCTCCACCATCGCGAGCCACTGGCGTTCACGCGCAGCGGGTTTGTCGCGCGCAACGCCACCACCTGGGCGACCGTGGGCACGCTGTCCGCAATCTGGCTGGCGCTGCTGGGTTTTTCGCTGTGCTGGATGGCTGCGACAATCGGCGGGCTGCTCACCAGCCAGGTCCATTATTGGGCCCACGTCAATCCGCTCGGGCGGCCGGGCTGGGTCGTCGTGTTCCAGCAGGCGGGCCTGTTCCAGTCGACACAGCAGCATGGCCGCCTCCACGCCTGCGGTCAGCGCGCCTATTGCGTGCTGACCAACCTCCTCAACCCGGTCCTCGACGCACTCGACATCTGGTCGCGCCTGGAGCGCGCCCTCGCCTGGGCGGGCTTTCCCGTGAACGGGGGCACGCGATGACACAGGCGCTCGACGTCCAGGCCGCGCTGACCACGATCGCCGCGATCGAGCTGGGAATGCTCGCCCGGCTGAAGGCTGTCGCCGACGCCGGCGGCGTGCCGTTCACGTGGCGGACGCTGGAGACCTATCCCGTCGACTGGGAGGAGTTCCTCGCGTCGGACGCGAAGATCCGCTGTCCCGCCGCATGGGTGGTGTTTGCCGGGTGGAACGCGACCGAGGAGACCAACGACGGATGGGTCGTCGATGCGTCGTTCGGCCTGATGGTCGCCGACGAAAATTCGCGACCGGGCGAGGCCGCGCGTCGCCACGGCGGCCCGAATGCCGCGACGGAGCCGGGCGCGTATCTCCTGCTGCTGGCCGCAGCGGGCAGCCTGGCCGGTCAGACACTCGGCCTCGATGCCATCGTTTCGCCGATCGCGTTGGGTCCGTGCCGACCGGTCGCGCCCTCGGCCGCGTCGGGCGCGCGCAACATGGCGCGCTATGCCGCCGAGCTGACCTGTCGCTTCCTGATCACGCCAACGGCGGACGGAGCCGACGCACCTGAAGAACTTCAGGCGCTGCATGCCAACTGGGACATCCCGGCATTCGGTTCGCCTTTCCCGATCGACCGCGATCCCGTCGCACCAGGCACGCAGCTGCCCGACGACGCGCGCGCGGACGCAACCGACCATGTTGAGCTGGAGACCGATCAATGAAGCTGATGAAGTGGGTCAAGCCCGTGTCGGGCCTGACCGTCACCCATCCCGAAACGGGCAAGCCGCTGCCTGCTGAAGGCGACGAAGTGCAGTGGGACAGCTGGTGGCAACGCCGCCTCAACGACGGCGACATCGTCGAAATCAGTGAGAAGGCGGTCAAGGCGGCCGCCGGCAAGGCCGCGAAGGCCGGGGAAGGCGACCAGTGACCAGATTTGCATTCGACAACATGCCGGCGACGCGCGTGCCCGGAAGCCGCGCCGAGATCTCCAACGTCCGCGCGCTCCAGGGTTTGCCCGCCGCCGAGCAGAAGATCCTGCTGGTCGGGCAGCGGCTGGCGAGCGGTTCGGTCGCGGCGCTGCAACCGCGCCGGATCACGCAGGCTGACCAGGGCGCGGCCTTTTTCGGTCGCGGGTCGGTTCTGGCGGGCATGGTGGCGGCGGCGATCGCCGCGAACAGCGTGACCGAACTGTGGGCGATCGCGCTGGACGACAATGCAGGCGGCACCGCCGCGCAGCACACTATCACGCTGACCGGCCCGGCCAGTGCAGCGGGCACGCTGCCCTACCTGATCGACGCACGCCGCGTGCAGGTTGCGGTCGCGGCGGGCGATAGCGCGACGGTGATGGCAACGGCCGTCGCTGCAGCGATCAATGCCGCCGCAGACTTGCCGCTGACCGCCACCTCGGCGGCCGGCGTCGTGACGCTCACAAGCCGCCACAAGGGCACGGTCGGCAATGACGTGCAGATCCTGCAGGCGCATTTTCCGGACGAGCAGATCCCGGCCGGCGTCACCAGCGTGATCGCGTCGAGCGTCGCGGGCGCGACCAATCCGGACGTAACTGCGGTATGGGCGGCGATCGGCGACGAGCATTATCCGACGATCGCGCTCGGCCTCAACGACGCGACCAACCTGTCCTCGGCCGATAGCGAGATGAACAGCCGCTGGTCGCCTGCCCGCCAGATCGAAGGGCGGGTCTATGTCGGCATGGCGGGCAGCTTCTCGACGCTCGCCGCGTTCGGCGACACGCGCAATGGCATCCACACTACGATCATCGGCGGAAACAAGGTGCCGACGTCGAGCTGGAACATTGCGGCCGCATTTGCGGCGCTGGCGGCGCTGCACCTGCAGGCCGACCCGGCCCGGCCGATGACGGACCTGGTCGTGCCTGGCGTGATCGCGCCGAAGATCGAGCATCGTTTCAGCCGCAGCGAGCGCGACCAGCTGCTGACCTCGGGCATCTCCACCTTCCGCGTGCTGCCCTCGGGCGAAGTCGCGATCGAGCGCCTCATCACGACCTATCAGGTCAACACCCAGGGCTTTGCCGATGTCAGCTATCTCGACATCCAGACGCCCGCGACGCTCGCTTATTACCGCTACAGCTGGCGCGCGCGCATGGCCCAGCGTTTCCCGCGCGCCAAGCTGACCGACGACACGATCGCGGCGGTGCGGGCCGAGACGATCGCGATCGCGCGCGAATGGGGCGAGGCCGAGCTGATGGAGGACGTCGATGGGTTCATCGACGGCCTGGTGATCGAGCGCGACGCCACCAACCGCACCCAGCTGAACCTGCTGATGACGCCCAACGTCGTCAACGGGATGCTGCAGTTGGCAGCGCGGATCGAGTTCATCCTCTGAAACGCCTTTGAACGGCGCTGCACCGACACTCTCGGGGCATTTGAAAGGGAGTTAAAATGGCATCGAAGAACCAGGTCGCGGGTCGGGCAAAGGTCCGGATTAACGGCGCTCTGCTCGAAACTGCGGGCGATACTGTGTTGGAGCTGGGCGGATCGTCGCGCGAGCCGGTCGAGGGCGACTATGAAGGCGGCGCATTCAAGCGCGGCACCGTCAAGCCGGCCAAGCTGGAAGTGAATGTGCTGAACAAGAAGAGCTTCAGCGCCGTCGCGTTCTACAACATCGAGGATGCGACCGTCAGCGTCGAGTTCGACAACGGCAAGTCCTATGTGATCCGCGGGGCCTATGCCGAAGACGCCCCGCCCATGACGACCAGCGACGGCAAGGCGAAGGGCGTGCTGTATGGCAAGCCGGCCGAGGAGCTGCGCTGATGAAATGGCGTCGTAAGCCTGGGCAGCGGCCTACCTGGCTCAACTCCGATAACAGCGTCGATCTGCTGGTACCGGTGACCTATCACATCGGTGATGAGCGCAATCAGATGGTGAAGGTGAAGCTTCGCCGACTGACGGCGAAGGAACGGCGCATGATGGATGGCCCCGGCCTCGCAACCGACATCGTGCTTGAGGTCGTTGCTGCCATGACCGGCGATCCGGTGAGCCTGCTGGAACGGATCGACTCGGTCGATCTCGACCGCATTGAAGACGTGCTCGGTTTTTTTATGGAGCCTGGTTCAGTAACTTCGCCGACCTGATCGCCGGGCTTGTGCTCGGCTGGGGCATGGCCCCGTCCGAAGCCTGGGCACTGGACGATCTGGAGCTGCAGTTCTGGCTGGACCAGGCGGAGCGCTTGACGCCCGCTGCGGGGGACGAATGAAGCTTTCGCTGATCATCGAGGCGATCGCGCGAGGTCGCGGGATCGACCAGACGCGCCGCGCGATGGGTGGTCTCGATCGGGACAGTCGCCGCGCCGCAGGGGGCATCCAGCGTGCCGACCGTGCGATGACGCGCGCCGAACGCTCGGCCGACCGGCTCGGCCGCGCAGGCTACCGCATTGGCTATGGCATCGGCCGGGGCACGCGCCAGGCGATCGGTGGACTGCTCGCGTTGGAGCGGCGCATGACGATCACGCGCGCGCAGGGCATGAAGCTGGGCGCGTGGGCCGCGCGGACCGCAGGGAGCGCCCTCACGCTCGGCGCGACGGCTGCGACCGGCGGGCTGGTTGCGGCGGCATACAAGGTGGTCAACGCCGGGCTGCAATTCGAGAAATATCGCACCCAGCTGCGCGGGCTGGAGGGGTCGGCGGCTGCAGGCAATCGGGCGATGGACTGGGTCACCAATTTCGCGCGCACCACGC